CTCTCATTGTGTAATTAGTTGCTGTTGCTGTTGAGATCCCTCGATCAATCGTTACAGTGTCGATATAAGTCCCGTTATTTGTAACACTTGAAATTCTTGCAGATCCAAGCCCGATCAATGACGCGTCATGTTGAATCCCAACAAGATCACCTCTAGTGCAAACTAAATGATCTAATTGAGATTTCCATTTGAATATTTCTGGTCTGTTCAATCCAACAGCAAAATAGTAACGAGCAAGACGAAAAGCATGGTCAGAAGTAGTAACCCCAGGAAGTTCCAAATCTTCAAACTTTGACGCGGCGGTGTTACCCGAACTGCCATCAGCGTTGTAACCATCTCTGTAAACAAGTCGCACCTCTTCTTGAAACTCTTCATCCCTATTTTTGAATCTTACTCTGAAAGCGTGAGGGATTTCTTTGTAATTATAAACAGCTTGGAAGCTGTCTTTTACGATGTTCCTCGGCCCGAACACTTGCACGTATGTGCTCTGAGTTTGATCTTCAATGACAGAGTATTTTCCATCTTTCCAGAATTTTGAAGCCCTGCCAGTTGAAGCAATCATATCCAGCAAGTCACCTCTGACCATTCCTTCTTCAAGTACATAATCAAAGTATCTTCCTGCGGTTGCGTTTCTTCCAGCCCAATTGTAAAGACCTGTCTCATCAACTCTTGAAGATGCCAAGACAGTTTTTGCCGCGTCAGAGAAAAGAACATTTGCAAATGCCCAAGCCGGGTCTCTAGTTATCTGCTTAATCCAGGAGCTTCCATTGTAAACTGGTTGTTTTGCCTGAACTATACAACTCAAGTTATCAATAACACCATTAAGCTGATTTGAAGCCTTGATTCTCAAGCAAATAGTTTTCGCATTCGGATCAAAAACAGCGTCTCCAGTTCTGATTGACCTGAGAGCTGTCCACGTTGCCGAGTCGCTGATATTTGAAAATGAATTGTCAGCAGTAGTTCTTCTGATTCTCACATCGTATTGATCAGAGTCCAAACCTTCGACTCTGTAAGACTTTCTTACTGTGCTTGTGCTTGAAGCTGTGATAGTTCTTGAGACTTTGCCACTCGATGAAACATTACCGACAACACCGCCGGACGTTTCACCACCAATCACAAACAAAGTGTTTTCAATCACAGCACTCTGATGTCCTCTGATTCCGTTTGCCAAAGGAGTGTCCCAAGGCACAGGATTTGAAGCCGGCCAATTTACAAACTTTTTTGCGTAAACATCATCAAGATAATTTGAGCCGTTTGAGGTTCCACCACTTATATAGATAGAATCAGAAAATTTTAGAGCATCAATAAACCATCCAAAAGCGATCTGCTGCCCTCTTGTGATTTGATAGACTTTAACACCACCAAAAAGTCCAGTACGAAAACGAGTAAAGGCTGTTATCTCCCAAAGATAAGACTCTGCTGTGCTACCGTTTGAGGTTCCTCCAACAATTATCAGTCTGTTGTAAACTTTTATTATTTGATGCCCGTACAAACTTGGTGCTGGACCATCTATACTTGTATAATTCGCTGTAGTCCAAGAGTTCCCTGTTATGTTGTAAACCCAGAGCGTACTTGTAGCAGAACCACCATTATCAAGCCCACCGTAAAGATAAATGTTGTCCGTGTCAGTCTCCAAATAGTTACAAGCTAAATGACTCCTCTGCGCTGGCATTGCAGTCAGAATGCTCCAGGTATTTGTTGCTGTGTTGTAAACCTCGCAACTATCCAAAGTCGTTCCAGCTCCAGACTTCCCACCAAAAACATATATCAGATTCCCAATTGCAACACTTGCATGGTGCGCTCTTGCAGTGCTCATGTTTGCTTTGTTGGTCCAGTTTCCTGTTGCTTTATCGTACTCCTCAGAAGTGTTTAAATAATTTCCCCCAGAATCAATACCACCACAAGCAAAAATCTTTGTAGTACCGTACGAATCAGCACGAAAATATGAGCGATTAGTGTTCAAGCCATTCTCTGCCGTCTCCTCTAAATCATCAGGATCAAACGGATACCAGTCGCTACCTGAAGTGGGCTTGTATTGAACATCGAAATCAACACTCAAGGACTCTTTTGCACCCGTAGAAGTGTTGAACTTCACAAGTGATGGAAAAGAAATATCAACGATAATCCCTGTGGTGTTTGTTGTTGTGGTGTTTGTCCTGTACCCGTCACTTTCATTCAAAGTCTGATTGACTGAAGCCTCATTGATGTTTGGAAACCATTTTGATTTCTGGTCTGCTGTCATGTCTGCAAACCTTGTTGTGTACTCAATTTCAACACCATCATAGGTACTCAAAGCATTCTCACCTATTTTAATGTCAGATATGACCAAATCCCCTGGATCTTCTTCGTATCCAACACAAAAAATCATTCTTAGGTATTGCTCATTGTTCTCAAGTTCCGTGTAAGGCACAGAAGCCAAAGGTGGATACATCTTTACATTACCAAACACAAAAGGCACTGAGCCATATGGCACAAGCTGATTCTGAACACCTGTAATGCTTTGAATTGGCTCGTCTGCACTTATCCCAGGACTCTCTTGTGCTCTTTGTCTGGGGGGCGGAACAATCGCATTCATAACAAGAGATGCACTATAACCGACAATCGCAGATCCAACACCAGCTGCCCATGATGCGGAAGTTCCGAAAAGACTTGCGCCTAGTTTAGCACCAAATGCATTTGTTGCCGCCATCACAGCAATTTGAGCAATGATTCTCAATGGGTTCTTATCATCTCCACCATCTTGAGGAACAATTGCAACAGTAACAACTGTCTCAGGTTTTGGAGTTACGATATTCCAATAATCAGGCTTTATATGAGTGTCATTGATGCAAACATATGCTTGAGCATATTCAGGGACTTCTCCAAGGTGGAAATCAAGTATCTCTTTGAGTGTTCGCCCTGATTCAATCTCAAGGCATTTTTTAGCATTCGAAAAAGCTTTTGGAGTTATAACTAAATCAAGCTTTTTCATAGGCATAAAATCCCTTGAATCTCTTTTCCCAGAGTTTAGAGTCCAGACGTTCAATGCAGGAATCCGCTCCCCTTATTGCGTGTAGAAACTTTCCATCTCCAAGATACAAACCGAGGTGAATCGGTAAGCCCTTTAAATTGAAAAGGCAAACATCACCGTAACTGCCTATTCTAACATCTGACCACTCAGGAATACAGCATTTCACAACCTCATGAACGTCTTTGCTGTCTTTTGTCGATGCGTAATTATCGAGCAGAATAGGTAAAACTGTATCGAATTGCTCTGCATAAAAGAGTCTGACAAGGCCATAGCAATCAAGTCCCCTTCTGTCTCTTCCGAGTTCTTTGAATGGGATTCCTATATAGCTATTGAGTCCAAGCATTTAAAAAATGCCGGGGTACAAGTCTGGAGTGAAACGCTTTTGTGGAAATGATTCACTGAGGATATCTTCATATGAAAGAACGCCAGAAACTATAAATCTGTCATAACTTGCAGACTTTAACTTAAAATCAAAAGAAGCTTCAACAGTATCAGGAGTCGATGCAAGAACTAGACTAAGTTTTACATCTGGATAGTCACCCCCAGCCGTTATAGAGCGAACAGCTTGAACAAGCTGACGATCAACATTGTCAATTGCTAGTGTGACTCTTGGAATAGATTTTTCCGTGTCGTTTGGGATTGCAATATTGAAGGGAAAAGCAGTGTAAATGTTTGAATTACTTGTGACGTTTTCACCATTATCCGCAAATCTCAAAGTTGTTATATCCGCGTGTGATATTTCAATCAAAGGAATCAGAGGATCATTTGAATTTTGTCCATTGATTTGAGCTTTTAAAGTTGTCGAAAGAGACCGACTCAAGGCAACACCTCAAAGATTACATCACAATGAAAATACTTTGTCGTACCGTCTCCACCAACAAAAGTGTACTTTGGTTTTCCTTCTGGAATCATATATGCAACAGTGATTGATGAGCTGGTTATTGGATCTGTAAAAGTGAATGAATCCGCACCACCGTTCACAGTAGTTTGAAAAAAAGTGTCATGAGTTGCCTTTTGCGTATCGGTCATGAAAAATCTCATCTGGATCGGGTAAGTATTAGCAGTTGTATATTTTCTGCGTTTCGGTACTCCATCGTCCATTTGAGTTGATACCACCAAATCAGGTGAAGTCTCTTGGTATCCTTGATAAATAGGTTCCTGTGGAAGTGATCCGGGCCATGTTGCCATTATGAGCCTCTTCTGTTAGTAGCAAATGCAAGTTCTCTGCTAAAATTACCATTCAGCAGACCATCTTTTACAGTGTCCATGATTGTCATTCTCACAGCCTGACCGCCGTTGGTGTTTACCTTTTCAATCCTCAAATCTGGTGCGCTCTGGCTTCTCTGATCAATCAC